TTAACCTAATGCTTCGCATACTAAATAGCTTTTAAAGCCGGCGTGATTAATTACATGTTTGACCTCACAGACAAACCAGTCACCGTTGAGATTATCGTCAACCTCGTCGATAGTTATCACGCCACCTGCTAATAAATTAGGGTCGCCAACCACACAAAGCTGCACACTGGTATGCGCTCGATTTAAGCGCTGTAACATGGCCGTCGCCGCGGTTTGTGCTTCGGCTTCATTAGGATAAACGTAAGAGAGTGTCGTGTTAGGTGAACCGCCACCGACACTTACCAATGTTTTTTGCGCTAACGCTTTATCGTAAAAATAAGCCTTCACCCCTTTAACTAACTTGTTGTGGTTAGCATTAAGCTGCCATGAAACCAGCTGCTTTTTACTTACCGTCACGCTAGGTAAAGCTTTGCCAGTTAACGACTTTCCGGTGCCTTTAGCCATAAATATGAGCTTGTCATCCGCAATCTTCATGATTGCATCAAACTGCACAGCAAGCTTGCTTAGCAATTGCATATCGCTTTCACTTTGCTCAATGTGCGGTATTTCTCGGCCCTGAAAGGCATCACCTATTTTTGCCTGTAGTCCATACTCACCAGCAATGTCTTGGATAAGCTTGTCCAGCATCAGCGGCTCATCCTTCCCCAGCTCTGGCCACGAACGTATTTTTAGTGCTTTAAAATCTTGATCCCACAGCACTTTATTACCATAAAACGTCAACGAACGATTGGGGCCTGTCAGCTCATAAGCACCCACTTCGAAAACACCTAATTTGGTTGAAGGAGCACTCTGATCTTTGGTGCCTTCTTTATATCCCATCGCAATTTCTAGTTGATCCGTTGGTGCGGGTAAGGCAATAGGCGCGTCAGCTAAATTGTCAAATCGTACATAGCAGGTATCACTCGCCAGTCCCGTGCGTGTTGTAACACTGAGCTCAGCCAAGCGGTTCTTCAGTGTTTTTGATACCTCATTGCCATTTGCTTTAATAGAATAATGCGGTTGTAAGTCCATCTTAATCCCAAATATTGATCACTTTAGACACAGTAGGTTTTGCGATTTCGGGAAGAAAAATACTGATCTGCTCCGAATAAATTGGCCCAAGCTCTGCCAAGCCATGATTGGCTTCTAGCACCTTTTCTACCATGCCACTACTGCGGCCATAGTGCTTAAAACAGATGAGATCGAGACAATCGCCATCTCGCGTAATATAAGTTACCCCTTTGCTCATAACGACTCCTTAGCACTCTGCGCGCTTAATAGCGGCTGAGCTCCATTGAAAATTGGATTTCTCGTGGGATCCCATCATTAAAAAATAAGGTCCGCGTTTCACTTATCCGTTTGATGACCCACTTACCCATCACGCGCCCTACGCTTGGACTAGATTTCCCACTTTCTTCAACATAGCCAAGTGTCATCGGCTCCCCTTTGGCGGCTTCATCTCTCATCATGTCTAACTGCTTCAAGCCGTTATCCACAATTTGCGGGAAGATCACTCCTTCAATGTTTAAGGTTTGCTCTCCTACGCCAATAAATTGCATCGGCGGAGAATCCTTATCAGTCTGAGATTTGTGGGCTTCCCAGCGATATTGAGAATCGTACTGGAGCTTATTAAACGCTGCGGTGCTTACTGAAAACTTGTAGTCTCCCAGTTGCATCATATGTTTAGCATGATTAACTTTGCTCATTTAGTCCTCTATCATTATGCCACTTGATTGTAATATCGAGCACTAAGCTCTTGCTCTGCTTGTTGCTGCTGCTGATCCAACATTTGCTTCACTTGCTGCGCAACCTCATAAGCCTGTTGGCCATCTTTTGCATTGACTGTGATATTGGCGTTCACTGTTACCGATGCTGCGCCCGGTTGTGGTGCCGATGAATGCTCAGATGCTTTATTCGCACTCGCATTCAGTTGATTTACACTATTTAGATCCGGTGCTTTAGCCTCATTGGTAGCTGATGTTTTGTCCTCGCTAAACCAACCTTTAATGGTATCACCAACCATATTGTTGGTAAGGTAACCCGCCATAGGGGCTGCCATTCTCACATAGGGGTTTTTGCTTTTTGACAGTGCACCAGATACCGCATCGGCAGAAAACATACCGCCTAGCGTGCTACCAATGCCAGCCGCTTTTTCTTTAACAGAAAGCCCATCATTATTGAGCGTTTCCCATACCGTGTGTGCGTTTAGCGCTCTGCCTGCCAAATCACCCGCCTTGCTGACGCCGTGTATTTTGCTAGTTGTCATCCCCTGATTAGCAGCAAACGCAGCAGCCGTGCCGGTGGCTAAATTCAGCTCATTAATGACATTATTTTTAACAAAGTCGAGTGCGTTATTTTTTGTTGCTTCACTGTTTTGAGGCTTACTAATCGCAGCCGTTTTGCTGTCTGTTTGCGCAACGTTTTCATCGCCTTTTGATAACCAACCGCCGAGGGTGTCGCTAATTACACCCAGCGGCCCCATGGTGGCAAAACTCGTTGCGCTATCGAGCAAACGCTCTGTCACCGAAGGACTCGAGGTACCTGAAGCTGAGTCCTGAGCATCGTCAGAGAACCAACCTCCAAGTTTGTCACCAAACCAACCACCGATTGACTCACCGCCCATAGCGCCGAGTGCACCACCGACTAAGCCACCGATTGCAGTGCCAACCACAGGAACAACCGAGCCAATTGCCGCGCCTGCAGCGGCGCCAGCGAGTGCGCCGCCCGCGCCACCCGCAGCCGCTCCAACCTGAGTGGTTTTTTCTTTAGTCGTTAACGTGTCATCAGTTAATGCCGTGAACGCATCGAATGCCCCTAACGCCACGCTAAGCGGCGCAGCCGCACGCCCAAGTAACTTTTTAGACCCCTTGAATAACTGGCCAAGTTTGCCACCTTTAGCTGGAGAGAAGCTGCCAAGCTTTTGATAACTAGCATCATTTGCGGCAGTCATCATTTTGACTTTTTTGGCTTTTGCTTTGGACTTTGGTTGCGATGCTTGATTATCTAACTGTGCTTTTACGCTGGGGGCTTTCCCGCCGTCTAACAGTTTCAAAGCGGGTTTATTGGCGCTTCGGTTGTTGATTTTGCGCGGCTTGTGCTCGCGATCCGCCGACGTTTCTTGTTTATCCGCTAGATTAGAAGACCTAGCTCGCTTGTTACGCTTTCTGCCTCGCTTCTTGCGTCCTTTTTTACGCGTAGATTTCTTCTCTTCAACATCACTTTCTAACTCAGCAAACGACTCGGATAAATCATCGCTAACACCGTCTAACCCAAACTCACCAAATAAATCTGGTAAGCTGTTAGTAAGAGAAGATAGATCTCCATTGAGAACGCCTTTTAAATCAATATTGGAGAGTAGATCAGCGTGTTGCTCTAGTACACTTGCCGCATCGTTTAGCCCAAATGCATTCAACAATTCAGGTCCTGCGCTTACAAGGGACTTGATGTCGCCCCCCAAAATCGCGTCGACATCCAGTTTTTCTAATGCCGGTAATGCGCCTTCGAGTACGCCTGCTGCACCGTCTAATTCAAATGCCTTTAGTAATGAAGGACCTGCCGCCATAAGGCTCGATACGTCACCGCTGGCAATTTGCTTGAGATTCAGTTGTTTTAAGCCAGGAACCGCAGCTTGTAGCTTATCCGCAGCATCGCCAAGTTCAAATGCTCTAAGCACTTCTGGTGCGGCATCCACTAAGCTGCTCAGCTCACCATCCATTAAGCCCTTAAAATCGAGTTTTTCAGCGATAGGAAGAACTGAACCAAAAGCCTGTGACGCACCTTGCATATCCAATGCATCTAATAATGCAGGAGCACTTTGTAGCAACGACTGGATATCACCATCCGCAATTGCTCCTATGTCCAATTGATGTAGCGCTGGCAAAGCCGCAGATACCGAGTTTGCGGCACCATCAAGTCCCGCCGCCTCGAGTAAATTTGGTAACGTTGCGGCCAACGACCCCAGCTCACCATTAGCAAGCCCGGCTAAATCAAGTTGTGCCAGCGCCGGAACTTCTTGTGCGAGAGTTTGGTTCAATGCCTTAAGATCAACGGCTTCTAGCAAGCTTGGCAAAGCCTGCTGCAGACTTTGTAAATCGCCTTGAATAAGTCCTGGAATATCCAATTGATTCACAGCAGGCGCAAACTGCGTTACCACATTTGCCGCATCGTCAAAGCCAAATTGAGTTAATAACGTAGGAGCAGCTTCTGTTAACGAACCAAGCTCTCCTTTGAGTACCTCTGCAAACTCAATATTGCTCAACAAACTGCCTGTTTCGAGCAGCTGCTTTGGCAAAGCAGCCAAATCTAAACTCGCTGTAAATTCCGGCAAAGCTTGGCCCAATGACGCTGCATCTAGGCAAAATTGCTGCTGAGCATCGGTTACAGATTGGCTTTGCTTCGATGCATTTGTTGCCGCAGTCACGGCTGGTGCAACGGAAATTGCGTTAAAAAGTGAAGGAACGTGTTCGGCTAATGCCGCCAACTCAACTTGTACGGTTTGGCTTGCAGCGCTGAAATCTAGTTCAGCAACCCGTTCAGACAAGCCACTTATCGCATGCTGTAAAGAATCGGGCAACGCCAACATGACCTGCTCAGCTTGCTGCACCAACTGGCTACTAGGCACAGCATTTTCACCAGTGGCAGGTGCCTGAAACTCAGGCACTGAGAACGAAGCCTGTGGACTTAACACCGCGCTGGCATTAAGTTGAGTCATGATGGAGATTAATTGCTGGATCTGCGCACTAGTCGCTGAATTGGCATTGAGCTTTGCAACTAGACTACCTAAATGTGCAACTTGGTTAGCAAGCGAAGTTACCTGTGGCAACTTATTTTTGACTTTGTTCGCCTCTCGTGAACGAACCTGTTTACCTTGTTTTGTCATGGCGTTACCTGAGGAAAATAGAGAAAAGTGAAACGCTTTAGCTTAAGCTGAGGCCTAAGCTAAAGCGTCTAAAAGTATGGAAATGCGCCCCTTAAAGGGTTAAGGGGCGGTTGCGGTCATCGGTTTAGCCCGCTTCTGTCGCTTGTTTGTAATCAAGCGCTGCTTCAAACCACTCGATGAGTTCGTCTTCGGTCAGCGCGTTGAGTTCGGCCAAGCCCCAGCCAGTATATTTGGCCAGAGCGATAACCATGGCTTTTAAGCGCTTTGGCGGGACACGAGAAAAGCTTGTAGCGTTTCTCGCAGCTTAACAAAATCACTCCAATCAAGCTCTTCGATGATATCTGGAGAAACTTCGCATAAGTGCGAGAAATAACGAATTTCGCTTTCAGACTCGCTGATATCCGCTCTATCCACCATTAACCGATCGCGTACTTTTGGTCGTCTCATTGTCAGTTCTGCATACTCATGCCCATCGACCGTAATTGGGAATGCTAAGGTAATGATTTCTTTCATGGATTAAGCTCCGATTGCTGCGCGAAGTGCTGCCATTTGGTCCTTACCATTAACGGTACGAACGTCGTTGTATAGGTCAATTTCGTAAATCACATCTTGACCGATCTGTAGCTTGTACTTCTGAATTGCATATTGCAGCGTAAGCTTAGCTTCCTCGCCATCTTTCCAGCTGCCCATATCCACTTCTTTGAAGAAGCCTTCAAGCGTTACCACCACTGGTACTGGCGCTTCGCCTTGCGCTTGGATAGCACCACGAGCCGTTAACGGCGTTGTTGCACCGCTCCAATCGCCAAGTAGCTTCATCATGTCAGCGTTGTATTCAAGTAACGTGATTGTGCCTTCTAGCTTTTCAAGTTGGCCAACATCAAGCTCAACCGGCGCTTGGAAACCCGACGTCACTTCGCGAGTTTTTACGGTTACTTTTGGTAGCTGGATTTCATCAGCGATACCTAGATAGCCTTTACCGTCTACAAACAGCTTGAATTTTTTAAGAATTTTTGGAGAGATTGCCATTATACGATTTCCTCTAGGTAGTTGTTAGTTAGAATACTCTTGAAGGTGATGTGCTCAGCCGGTGTTGGCGGCGTGAAGTCAAAGCTAAAATACACTTTACCCGCTTGAATATTGGCCGGTGTGTTTAACTCTTCATCAGCCCAAATTTGACCGCCAAGAATTGCACCTTGTGCTTTTAAACTATCTAGGTATGACTGAACACTTTGCGTAACATCTTCGATGTAAGTTTTGGTGATATTGCGGTCAACTGCCCACATGTGCGCACGCAGTAGTGAGTCGTTGATCATATCTGCGGTACGTACCACTGACAGGAATGCCCATTTAGGGTCATCAGAACAAGTACGGTTACCCCACAACTTAAAGCCGTTTTGACGAATAATGGTCGACACTTCTTTTTCGTTCAGCATATTCGCACGTGCGTTAGCATCGCCCAGCTGGAAGTCGATAGGACGTGCAGTTGCCACAATACCGTTCATATTGGTATTACTTGGGCTCCACCAAAAGCCTCGGTCGTTGTCCGACTTAGCAATCATGCCCGCAACGCGTGCACTTGCAGGTTCAACTTCTGTTTTACCATCGCGGAATACTTTGACATGAGGGTCAACAACGAACACACGACGCGAACCAAAGTCTGCACGATATGTTTTTGCATCCTCATCGTTGGTGTTTGGACCATCTGCGATGATAACCGCACGAAGACGCTCAGCCACGTTCACAAGTTCTGTGATAACTGGGTTACGATTACCTTCAGGGCGTTGATGCGCATAACCTGGCGCCACAAGAATACGTGGTGTTACGCCAAGTACAGACTCAGCACCAAGGAAAGCTTGTACACCTTCATAAGAACCGTCTGCTGCCACACCGCCAACCATGTTTGACATGATCGCCGCTTCATCAGCACCATCGACACGAACCACAACGACTACCGCACCAGCTTGGTCAAAAATACCGTCCATTGCCGCAGGCAGTGTTCCTTCTGTACCCAACGGTGCAGCTTCAGCACGTTTACCAGCAACCAATACAGGTGTGTTAAGTGGAAACTTTTCTGGATCTGCACTAGGTGCAGTACCAATCACACCAATTACTGAGCTTTTTACTGTTTTGATTGGACGCGTGCCGGATTGCGCCTCAATGACTTCTACACCGTGTAGAAATTTTGACATAGTTATCTCCTTTAAAGACATGTCAGTTAGAGAATAAAAAAGGCCATACAAGCTGCCTTGTATGGCCCTAATAACTTCATATAAATTAGAGTTTGTTGACCTTATACTTTACGGATAAGGTGAATAAAAAATGACTTAGATTTGAATACCCTCGATGGTGACAGGCTCCCCGTTGATTAAATACAATCCTTTTATTTCGATAGACAACTTGCCCTCTCCCGCTGGGTGTACTGCAACACCATCAAGTTGAAAACGTGGCTCCCATTTCTCCAGTGCATTGGCGATGGTCATAGTGATATCCCCTACCAGAGAGTGAGAAAAAGGCCTATCTACAAGCTCATATAAGCCGCAGCCATAATCGCGTCGCATCACGCGACTGCCAAGCGGTGTGGTCACAATATCGCGAATACTCTGTTTTAGATGCTCAACACCACCGAGCGGTTTGCCCGTTTTGGCATTCATTCCTATCATGACGACTCCTTAAGTCACTTTGTAAATTCCCGCGCTGGATCCTCCTGATACAGGAACCTCCGCAGCCTGAGTCATATGTTCAACTACGGCTTTAGCAATCGCAGTAGCCAGTTTGCCAGCTCCTGCATGCGCTCCTGCCAACACAAAACCCTCAGCTTCGAGTTCCGCTTTGATCATGTTTTCTAATGCATTTGCATCTAATGCCATGTCACTTCCCCGCTGTAACTGTAGATGAGCCATCACCATGTGGACTGCCAGTAAAATGACAAACATGTGCCGTAGTCACACAAGGTGAACCACCATTTAAGGCAATACTTGCCCCTTCAACACTGACGTCCCCCCCCGCTTGAACAGTAGCACTTCCATCACACTTCAACGTTGCATCTTTTGCACTCAACACAGTCGCATTAGCTTGTGTTTCTACTCGGATATCTTTGGCTGTTGTAATATTCAACGTTCCTGCAGAAAGCACATCCACAGTGGCATCCGCTCCTTGAATATCAATCAGATAACGATGGCTCTTTCGGTCATACGTGATTGAGCTGCCATCTTGATATTGAACCTTATGAACATCAGGGCGATTTTCAGGCGTTACTCCCAATTGTTTTGGCGCAAATTTTTGACTATACAAGCTGCCAAGTACCACTCCTTGGGAAGTATCTCCACAGGGAGATAACACCATCACTTGCTCACCAACTTCAGGGGCTTGCCAAGTCATATCATGAGCAGCTTGCGCCGTTAGCCAAGGTAACTTCGCCGTGATCCAATCACCCATTTTGACCTTGACGGTCGCCGTTTCGTAGTCCACTTCATGCACCGTTCCTAGGCTAATTAACTTAGTAAGACGCTGCTGTAAGTCGGACATGGCTAAGTCTGAAAAATGTTGATTGGCAATCACGCTATCGGTCCTTCTTCTGGGGTTTTGTAAATTAAGCGATGCTCGCCACCATGCGGGCCGAGATACACTTCTGTTACCTCAACACCGGCTTCCTCGGGGTACTCAACTTGGTAATAAAACTGCCAAGTCAGCGTCGCCTTAGCGAGCATAGAATTTACTTGGTTGCTATAACTAAAACTGCTTTTTTCGCATATAAAGTGTTGCCAAGGGACGGGCGTTTCGTCCTTTATAATCGAAGCCTCAGCGGCACTGACCAAGTTATCCAACCGCGCTATCAACGCCGAGGTATCAGCCTCTTCAAGCGCCAGTTCAAGCTGCAACGTCATCACTCGTCTGTCGAGTGCATTTGGGCTCAGGTTTTTATTGTACGCAGGCCCATAAGTCACGCCTTTGTCGGCGCCTTTCGCTTGCAGTTCACTGGCTTGCCGCTCAGCGATTGGGATTAGGGTAAGCTGTGCACGCTCTGTTAACTCCGGTTGTGGCTGGCTTGCTTTTAGTAAATCAACTTGAGCAAGCTCAGACAGACCGGCACTCAGGCACGCCAACACCTTAGCTATCAAGGTTTGTCGATGCATAGTTGTGCTCTCAAATTATAAATTGGCTAGATTGAAAAGCCGAAGATGGACGAAACGCCCGAAGGGAGTAAAATTAAGCAGTAGGTAGAGGATATCGCGCCTTAATTTCTGCGACTCTATCCATCCAAACTTGCTTTGATTCGGGTGTTTGATCGTATTGCCATTCCATATACAGTGGGTCAGATTCCTGAACATAGGATAACTTCCTATATTGCAACGCTTCTTCCCTTTCGTAAATAAAGTCTAGTTGGTCCACTGGTAATTCAACTGAGTTTTCAACCAAGTAACCCTCAATCTGTGATAGTGATAAATTATCACCAATCGTCGCTATCAACCGTCCTTCATGCATCACTTTCATCATTAACTCCTTAATTAAAAACCTTACACTCGTGCGAATTCTGGGAATATACCCCAAGCGGCTTGCTCAAGATTGACAAAACCTGAAACTGTTCCAAAGAGACAAATCAAAATCTCTCCCTCTTGGGAGTGCAGATCTAGTTTCGTGTGGGGTGCGTAAAAGCGACTAGTTTGGCTATTCGCCGCTTGCTGATGCGCTATTAGTTGCCAATTATTTGGAAACGCCTTAACTTCAGACATTGCCCCTTCAACCTCACCGTTGAGTACTTTGATATAACAAGCCGAAGTTAGTGCTCCTTGCTGAAAGTTACTACTCCAGTTATCATCGATTCTAGCAGGGTGGGTGTTGCTATTTCGTTTCCATTTAACGCGCAGAATATTGAAAGAGCCATTTACGTAGCCACTAAACACGCTGCTTCTAAAGTCTGATACAGCTCCCTCCCCAGTCAAATCCACATCATTTTCTGGACGAGCGTGAATAACCCCTTCTTTAGTGACTTCAAACGACTCCATTCCTATCGTATTAAATCCCTGTATGCTCGATGCTCCGCTTGGCTCCATTTTTTGGTTTCGACTCAATAATATATGCGATTGCTCGCCCCTAGCATTTGCCAAATAGTCAGCTACAGTTTGTTCGGCTAGGTCAATTGCTTCAGTCGTTGCTTGGCTATTTGTAGCCAGTTCAGCTTGAATAATGCCAACCTGATCTTCAACAGTTTGACACAGTGCATTGGCACGTGTGGCAACCTGGCTCAGGCGCTCCGTCATGGTTAAATTGTCATTTGACATAGTGTTTCCTTATAAATGCTTAAGATTGATCTACTCTCTTCATGAATTTGCCCTTCCTGTAAATCATTTACGTCGGCATATTCTGTGCTAAGTTAGTCAAAGTACGCCTTAACTTATCAAGCTCACTCTGCTGTTGCTGCGACCGAAAAGTTTGCTTTACTTGCCGATGCATGGTGTCTAGCTGAGTAAGCGTTATTTCAGCAAGCTCCTTGTCAACAATCAGATTAAGATTGTCAACCCCCAGCTTTACCTCAATACTCTCACTAGGCAGCTGTGCCAAACTTAACGTTAGCCACTGTAGTACTTTGACGTCAGGTGTACGGTAACCAAGTGTGGTGTTGGCTTTTGAGTAAACCCCCAGCAAAATCAGCTCCGGCTCACCGCTTGCGTCTACTTCGCCGCTATCTAAATAAACGCCAATTTCTCTGATGGCATATTCAAGTGGTGCGTCGAATTTGCCTGCAATTTTAAGGCTCGTACTTTCACCGTCTTGATAGTCGCTGTCGGCAATCGCTACACGCTCTTTAAGGCTGCGTAGCTCAGTTTGATTTTGTGATGGCGTATAAGCGGCATCGCCAAACGCCATATGGCTGATTTGCCCCTTAAAGCCTCGCGCTTGAGCGCTGAGTAGGGCATCAAGTCCCGCATGGGTAAACTGCAGCGTTAGTGCAGACATTAAGTCGCTCCTTGTAAATGATAATGTTGATATTGAAGTCGGTGCATACCACTGGCGAGTGCCACTCCTTGCATTAATTCATCAGGATGAATGCCCATTCCTTGGCTGGTATGCATTTGTGCATTTAGCTGTTTTGCAACCGAAAAGATACCTAAACTCGCTTGTTTTTCACTAGGTAAAACACCTGCGCCTTCGGTATTTAGCATTTGATAGCCATAGTGATTTATATGGCCACATGCCCCTAACCCGGCTTTGCCTTGCTCAGGTTTTACCCCTAACCCCAACACTTGGGTATTGCTCAGACTCAAAGGCGCTTTGCCAAGACCTGCCACACCAATTTGCTCTTTAAGCGCAATACCCAATTGCAAATCAACATGGATAGCACCGCGTTTCACTGCGTTTACCACACGGCGAATACGCTTGAGCATCTGGGAGGTCAACAGTCCTTGTTGTCGGTCGTCCAAATTCTGATTAATAAGCGCCCAGATCTGTACAGTGCCAGGCAAACCACCTTCGTGTTGCCACCACTCCTTGATCTCGGTTTCAATATTGAGACTATCGAGCGCTTTTTGTAGCGCAAATGGGGTTCCCTTGCACTGATGAACCGTGAACGCATCCGTAATGACTTGGCGTTTAATCGCCACAGGCCAATGTTCATCCCACTCATCCACTGAGTAGTTCCACGCCAAAAAAGGCAATAAAGGCTCAGGACAAAGGTCGGGTTGCCAAAGACTCGTTAAGAGCAGCCGTGTATCGTTCAGTACACAAGCATCACGCAATTGGGTTCGTGCTTCATCATCCTTGAGGGAGAGCCCACTTAGTCCGACACTTATCGCTAGCCGCTCAAGTGCATCTCTTGGGAAAAACACTTGAGAATAAATAATTGGCAGCAGCTTGTTGTTTGATAAGCGTTTAAGTGCGCTGCGTAAATCCAGACAATCGACCTCAGTCAACGAGAGATAACGCGCAATTTCCACTAGCTCATCATCGCTGCGCTGTTCAAGTTTTAAGGCCGCTAATAAACCCGCTCGGATAGTTCGAGGTTTGGCTTGCAGCTCTGCTAACCACTGCTCTAAGGTTGACGCATTGTGAGGTAAAAGCTTAGTCATCCTGCCCCCTCACCTTTACCCGCAAATCCATTTGCTGACAATACGCCACCTCAATATCTAGAGGTATAATGTCTTCACTTGGCGACTCCAACCTAATGTTTTCAACACCGGATAAAAACAGAGCATTGCTAATGCCCGCTCGCGTGATCTGCCGACCAAGCTGACGTCTTTCAGTTAAGTAAGCGTCGAGTGCGGCTGAGGCACTGTCCACAATCACCTCAGGCGACGGGCCTGGTAAAATCTCAAGTTCCGCATCAATGTTAAACGTCAATATCTGTGGCTGCTTGATTGTGACTCTATCGCCAAGTGGTCTCACTTTAGAGACTTCAGGCTGAGTTGACGATTCAGGGGTAAAGGCGACGTGTAATTTATTCAGCAGCTCCGCGCTTAGTGTACCTTTCCCTATTCGACTCAAGACGGTTAGTTCTATTTCACATGGCCTCGGACTATGAACTTGCACATCGCAAATTTCATTACTCACCGACAACGCATGAAAGCGATAAGAGGCCGCGCTCCCTGCGGTATTCAGTCCATCAAACGCCAGTTGCGTTCTCGCTCTTAAACGCTCATCACCCTCATTCCCAAGCCTTGCAACATTAAACCTCGCTGCGATTGCGTCTAAATCACTCCCAGAAGCACTCGCAAGCAAGTTCGCTTCTATTGCGTCATTTAGCATGCTTTGCTGAGTCAGTCCTTGATATGCCATGACTTCTAACAACTTAGTCAGAGGTTCACTTTCCAAGTTTACTACTTCTTGGAGTGCGTTATCCTTTTGCAGCAATGCTTGCTTTAATGCGTCTAGACGCTGCTCAAAGTTTAAGGGTTTTAATACTTTAGGAATGGGCAACTGCGATAAGTCCAATCGCTCAAATGCCATCATCACCTCCTCGCTTTGCGCCATAAAAAAACCCACAGCAAACACTTGCTTGTGGGCCTTGGAGATTGGAAACTTGTGTGCTTGTTAACTTTCTCAAGCATAGGTGTATCTTACTGGTTTTTAGGGAGTAAAACAGGTCAATCCTGACCGGTTTTATAAAAATAATGTTCTTTAAAACCAGCGTTAGCTTACTGCTGGAAGATACACATCAAATTCCATCGTTTCAAAAATAAGCCGAAAAGGAGCACCGATCCGCTCTAAGCCTCGATTGACTCGTTCTGCTGAGAATAAATAATTACCACTAATATCGAATTCAAGAGCAAGAGTAAAAGTACCGTTTTCGACGTTTGCTATAAAACGTATATCTTCTACTGGCTGTGTGGCATTAACAACACGCTCAATCATAATCATGATTTCAATATCAGGTAGCCCTGTAACACTTGCTGTAACGAGACACTTATCATTTTTCGCTACCCACCAAATATTACCTATTAACCGGGCACTGGAAGAAGCAAGCGCTACATCCGATAAGGTTATTTCTACATGTTCAACTGGGGACTCTTCCATCAATGTTTGTGGGTAGAATTGCTTAGTCTTTGGATTATAAATATCCCCTAAACTGGCATTGCTGCATTGTATATAGTGTTCAAGATCAACGGCTTCATCGAACTGATAGAACCCAATAACTACATTGTCACTATCTACATGTGCATAGTTATACATACTCAATAACCTCCCATGACACTGGCACATAACGATCCCAAATCGGCATTGACGAGCCACCCATGTACATATCAACTCTATTCACTATCTTAAGTGTTGTACTATCCACGAGTTCACAATATATAGCTCCTGCCCAGCCACCATACTCACTGCTAGAGTCGCTCGTCCTCTTTGCACCATAGTAAGCAGATGACAGCATGTTGACGACCGTCTTATTAGTATCAACTTCCGGCAGCGTTATTATTCCGCCATTTCTCTCACTCCCATTATACTTACCTCTAAATACTCGCTTCACTCCCCCACCAACTAAACTACTCACAGGTGTAGCCATCACTGCATCTCCCAATTCTTTTCAGCATTTAATATAAAAGTTAAAGTTAGGTTTAGGTCGTATACAATCTGCGTATCTGTGACGACCTTTCCTTGCTTCGCCATCAAAATAACCTCACTCGATATACCATCAACTACTATTGTAGGCGTAGCATCCAAACGCTTAGAAACAACTATCACAGCGTCTTCTGGTGTTTCTGCAACTGGTGGTAGAATGAATGTCTCGCTCGTTTTTAGGTGTACATTGCTGTGCGCGGGTATTACTCCACTTACCAGTGGCTTTTTCCTTTCTCCGACTAGGTACTCATCAACGTTACCTGAATGTATAGAAGTGAATATTGGCTTTTTAAAACCGCCTTCAGGCTCCGCCTCTTGCGATTCGTTTGTATGAAGTTTAATTGAATTGGAACTACAATCTGTGCCTGACATTAACGCTGAAGCGCCTGTATATGTCCCAAATCTAGCCCAAACGGTAAACCATGTATTTTGTCCTGACACATCTTCACTGGTAACTTTCAAGTCGCCGATTAAGCTACTGCCAGTATTGGAAACACAATGGTTGTACGCAACCACATTTAAATTATTGGCTGAATCATCATTGGCTTTTGTAACATATATCGTTGCACCACCGCTTTGGTCGTTAAAGCCCGCTCCATAACCTTTAGTTCCAGCGAGATTAATCAACCAACGATAAGAGTCGTTTGTGTTGCTGGCATAAAATGAAGCGACTTTATACCAGCGAACTACATTTGAAGTGCTTTTGACTACATTCCAGTCTCTGACGTTCGTATTACCAGTATGAAGTACATATTGCCCACAGTACTTAAATTCCCTTGGACTGACGGTAATGCCTTTATTGCCATCCCATGGTGTCTCACCTAATCCTAGATAAGCATGTGCGCCTTCCTCTTTTCCGTCACTGGAATAAACACCCACACTGCCAACTCTTTGTTGTTTAGTATCAGAATAAACATGGAGACCCACTGCATTAGGGTTTGGAACAAGCGAGCCGCTAAATGACCCCCCTTGCTTACTGAAGACAGTATCTGGGAATGTCCCACCACCGATATCTGACGCTGTGGGTTTATAACCTTCGTGGTAAACAGCTTTACCGTTAATATCGAAGTTGCCAAAGTGATCGAATTGATAGTAAGCCCCTGTTTTAGTGCTTTGAACTCTAAATTCATTTCCATTGTCACCGTCGGTACTACCAACATACTTGAGCTGCCAGCTGTACACCCCATTACCAATTTCATGCCAAGCATCAGCACCATCTACTAACCTAGAGGCAAGTGAAGTTAGAACGCCAGCTTTCTCAAATTGTAGGGTCTTTGTTAGCTTGCCTGTCACCTCATCAAATGACGGCTTGTGCCCTTCATGGTAAACACGTTGGTTTTGACCGGAACCTGCGTATATTTCACCACTAACAAGAATTGGTTTGTTGAATTGGTGACCACTCAGGTCAGTAGAGTAATGGCAATTTGTAGAGGTTTGTGGACCAATATCTACATAACCATGCGGTGAAACCACTCTTAGGGAGTCACTATTGCCTTTAGATAGCTTGGTTTTGTCATCCCCTAGATGAATTTCACTTCTGAACCTAACCCAAGTCTGCTGATAATTCAGCTGCATAGCCCAGTTGTCAGGTATGCTGTCACTTCCCAAATTACCCATACCTAGCCAACCACGGCCATCACCTGTGTAGGTGAAGTGTAGCGACGCGGCGTTTGTGCGACCTGATTCACCAATAGATATTCCAGCGGCTTGTTCAATGTTATTATTACCGGAGCTGCTGCTATGTAGTGTTAACCATGGATTGTTTTTGGTGATGGTGATATCACCGTTAAAGTTCCAATGACCTTGAGCGTAAACTCGCTGCCAATCTGCACCATAATTGATATAGAAGTTATCTGTGGCGCCAACTAGTGCTCTTTTGCCTCTTATGTTTAGGTCTTGACCACCATTGGTATCTATATAAGACCGTTCAAATCTATCAAGCTTTTCGCTGATATCGGCCGGTTTTGGTTTATTATGTTCTGTATAAAAAGCACCCCAGCCAGACCAGACTCCATCTACGCCTCTATATCGAACATATGAGTGTTTTAAAGTGGCGTATTCATGAGCAACTTGGATAACTCGCGTGCCGCCAGAAAATTCAACAACAGATACCTCAACAATATAAGCTTTATCGTTGAATGGTCTATCGGTCACTGAAGATGAGGCTAATACAACTTCGCTTTTCTCTGATAGTTCATTTAAAGAACCTGAAATGACGCTGCGGCCAGTAGCGGGAACCGCACCTATCTCTTCTGCAGTTGGTTTGTTATGTGTCGAGTAAGTGTTGGCAAAAAATTCGAATGGTTTGGCATTACCTCTATCCTGACACGCAACCCAACATTTAAATGAAAATCTGTATGGATTAGATGAATGATGGTTTCTAAATGTAGGCACATTATCAATGATTTTTATTGACGGATGATTAGGCCCATTCGTGTTTCCATAAATCGTATTTGCACGCCATGTCGAACCATATTTTGCAAAACGGCCTACGAAGTTAGTGCTTGTCGCCGTTCCATCCGTCAAACCAAATATCAGAATATCGCACGCGGTATCGGGCAAATCAGGAAATGGCTTTGACTCACCAGCGCCAAGCCTAAGCTCAAACGTACGGTCAAAGAAGTTCGCTGATTGGTGGCTAATTTGAGTGCCTAGTCCATGCGGGTTTATCGCATCTCCAACCCACTCTCTCGTCGCATAGGTCAACGACGGATCTATTTTTTCGGCAACCGAATGATTGTTCTCTACATCAATCACCGCTTTTATTTTTAGCTCAGCTGCGGCATTTTCGTCACCTGAAGGCTTATAGGTTTCAGGGTGTTTAACTAATGCAAAGGGGCGTCCGTCTGGCATATAAAATGCAGCTTCACGAACATAAAACCCACCAACTCCTACTGGCAAGACTCCAATTATTTCAGCTAGATTGGCCGTATCTAACAGCTTAACTGAATTTATGGCTCCTCGGTATTTTTCTTGAACCAATGTTTCTTGTAATGGTGTGAGATGTCCGTCCCCAACCCCAAACTCGCTGATCTCAACCGTCTGGTCATTAGCTATGGCATCTAGAATTGCTTGCCTCCCAGCCGAAGTTAAGTGGGTCCAATAATGTGAATTAGTCATATGATCCTTACTGTTTAGGTAACGGATAAACCGTGGTTGATGTTGCGCTACAAGAAACAGTTCGAGTGGCAAGTGCAAGGTTACCCTTTAAATTCATTTGGAGCTGATAATCCACAGATTTTCGCTTTGCTCTGTCGATTAGTTTTCTGGTTTCTCGGATCAGAGGTAAATCGATCCCTCTGTGAGAAATAAATACATCAACTTTAAATGTGCCAGCGGGTGCTCGGGGTGTTTGCTCAAACCACTCGGTGATTTCGGCACCCATATCGAAGTGAGATAGAGATTGTATAATTGCATATCGTGTACCTAAGTACTTATGCTGCTCAAAACTATCATCAATAACTTTGCGTTTTACAGATTCGTGCCAGTTTTCATCCCATTCTTTTACGCCTTGACTCCATGCTAACCAAGGAAGTAAGGGCAAGGGACAATGAAATGGACTCCATAGAGTGGAAAGCTTGCTGATTTCATCGTTCAATAACAAAAAGATTGAGCTATTCGCTTCTATTATTGCGCGACTCAGCTTATTTGGTGGTTGGGTGTCTTCACTCTCACTCAAAGCGACACCTCAAAATCGATCTCTGTCGTACCATTGACACACCATGCAACTTCATTTTTTAATACTTCTATATTGCTTGTAGGAGAAATAAGATTTACTTCTTCTACTCCCACCTGATGCAGCACGGCAAATAAAGCGGACTGCTTAACTGACTTACCCAGTGAGCTTTGCTGCTGCAGAAAATGTTGCAGCTTAGTAATCACATTTAATCTAACTTGCTCGTGGCCAGGCCCAAGTTCAAGCTTGACTTTTGCTTTTATATTGAAAGGTTTAATCACCGCAGGAACAATTTCAACACGATCTCCAATTGGTCGAACCCTTTGTGCAAGTAAGACTTCAGATACGCTGTCTTGATCTCCAGGTGTGAGGCCAAAAGCAGCAGCAAGCGTACTTATTAATTCTGTTGACGGCGCACCATTCTCGGTTTCATTACTTAATATGCTCAAAATCACATGGCAAGGAGATGGGCTCGCGACGTGAATATCTTTAACTCTGCTATCTGCCGTCAACGCATGATAACGGTAGCTTTCTTCAGTTCCAGCCGTATTTAAACTATGGAATGCTTGTTGTATTCGGTGCCTAAACCGTTCATCTGACTCTTCTGGCAAACGGCTTACACCATAACGTGTTGCAATATGGTCTAGGTCACTATTTGTTGCTGTCGCCAACAAGTTACCTTTGACGGTGTCATTTATTCGTCCTTTAAGCAGCATGCTGTGATATGCAAATGTATTGAGTAACTGTGTTAAAGGCTCTGATTCTAGCTCTAGTGTCTTACTAACATCTGGAACTAACTCACTCAATTTACTTTTTAACTGTTCCAGAATTTGTTCATATTCCAGATTTTCTAATAGCTCTGGAGGTGTTAGCTTAGATAAATCGATCAACTGAGATGATGGCATGGCACTCTCCGGTACTAAACAAAAAATAAAAAACCCACAGCAAACACTTGCTTGTGGGCTTTGGAGATTGGAAACCTGTGTGCTTGTTAACTTTCTCAAGCATAGGTCTATCTTACTGATTTTTAGGGAGTAAAACAGGTCAATCCTGACCTGCTGTGAAATTATTAGAACGCAATCACAAACTGTAGTAATTCAGCTTGAGAGGTAAGGCTAAGCACCGCAGCTTCTAACTCACCGCTTTTTTCACGCACCACTTCTCTTTGCTGCAAAATGGCGAGTAGGTTTGCACGCTCTGTTGCCGCACCTTCCTCATTACCGTTCAACCTCTCACTCAGCTCACGCTCTTTTGCGCGCTCTACTCGCCACTGCTCTGATTGCAATTTGCTATAGGCGAGTTGCTTTATGCGCGTAATGACTTGCTGTTTTAAATACTCAACTTCAGAGTTTTCTTCAGTCTCTAACTGAGTCTCAGCAATAAACTGTGCTACCGACTCTTTACTCCATTGCTCACCCGTTTGCGGGTGTACCAACCAAAAGTTACCCGCAATAGACATTCCTTTGTTATCGTCGTAGTAAATATTCATTTTCACTCCTTAAATCGCGCGACAGGTTCTGGCAAGGCCATACTGGTTATATAGGTAGTGCTCATTAATAACACCGATATGTGAGTATGGATTCATCGCTTGAATGGCTGTTGCTATTACGCCCCCATCACGGCCCCAATTATCTGCTTTTGAGCAAAAGTAATATGACCCTAAGAGCTCTCCATTGAAAGTCTCGATCGATACATTAACCTCGCCGTCTGAGCTACCGTATGTCGTGTTATAGGGCTCACTATTACTGGTAAAAATATAATTGATAGGCTCAAGCTTCTGCTCTTCGGTAAAGAGATAATGCGCATTAAATTTATCACCTGCCATTTTTACTTCGCTACCGAGTAAACCAAAATAGCCATAGTAATTTTGCGCATAGCTCGACATCGCCGCTTCGCTATGGTTATAGCGATTTATTCCATGCGGCTGCGCTAAGGTATTTGCGATAAATACTATCGTTGTAAAGTCACCGCTATCCACATAGTTCTGATATGCAGCTTCATTCGCAATGGCAATGTTAGTAATGTGATTGCCATCACGATACTTTTCCACAACCAAGTTAGTACCCGAGTCGATAACCACTAAGCAGTGCTTTTGGTTGTTATACAACACAGCTACCTCGTTATGGCTGTAGCTAGACCGTGTTGAAATACCAAATTTATCTTGAGCATTTAGGTTTTGCTTGGGCAAAGTTCGCGAGGTAAATCCCTGCCCTAAAACAAAAATACCACCATACTCCGTCGCATTCGCTGATAGAGACTCTTGGGTGCTATATACGATTTCAAAACTAACATCATTAGGTTGTGCTTTTAAACCCAACGGCACAATGGCACTTGCGCCGTGTTGATACACCTTAGTCGCAGGGTTTTGCTCAAAGGCATTATTATGGACAAAGCTTGATTTTAGTACGGTGGATGACGTGCCATCTTGGCTAATTTGTAAATGATCTAAACGACATGTGTCCGTTGCGGCATTTGCGGTATAACTTGGTCGAGTGAGATAGGAAGTACCATCACTATTATAGATAGCCAAAACCGATGTGGAGCGGCGAAAATTAGCATGACTATTCGCCGTATCAATATTTTTTATCGCGAATAAGGTTTTTGGTGTTGCAGCAGTGTTGTTCGCGACCACTTCATTAATTTGTTGCGTCAAGGGACCTATTTGATCCAGTAGCGCCAGCTTTGCCGCTCTGGTAACCAGCTCTGCGGTCGACGCAGTTAAGTCAGCTTTGGCAGAATCAATATTGTTAATTGCTGAAGTTGCAACCTGTTGCAATAGCTGGGTTGAGTCATCCAAATGTTCCTGTGCAACGGCCACAACGGCTTGTTCAAGCTTAGCGTTATCTGTGAGCCGTGCAATTGCATTCGTGACTAAGGTTTGCTCCTCTGCACTCAGCGGAGTGCTGCCGTTCATATCAGCGACCAGTTTGTCGACCATTACCTGAACGGCTTGTTGAATTGTTGCCATAATTTCCTCTTATAAATCCTTTAAATTGGTAGCAGGGTTTCACCCAACACTTGATTGAGCCGAAGCCGTCTGAAGCGCTTGTCGATATCTACTTGAGCTTGTTGATGTGCTAATTGCCGCTGGTGGATATCTGCATCAATTGCCTTAAGCGCATTGATCAATCGCTGTACGTCTTGTTCAAGTAGATTATCTGGGTGAGGGAGTGGATATTGCTGAAATGGAGTAAATTGGTTGATGTCCACTATTTCTCCTACAAAGTAAATGTACGAAGATTTCGTACTCTAGGGCGCTGTGCCGGCGTCCCCTTCAGTACCAGTTTCACCCGTGTCGTGGCGGTATCTACACCGTTAAAGGTGTAGTTGAACTGCTGCCAACCATCGTTCAGTACTGAACTGCTATCTAGTGCAAGCGGTAGCCAAACATCCCCTTTTTGCATCAAAGCTTGTACTTCTGAGTGGCTTTGAATATTCGCTTCAAAGCTCACCGTTAAATCACCGCCTAAACGGCAGCGCAGCTCACGAGAAATATAGTCTCCGGTTTGTGCGACTTGCCCGTGAACACACTGGCTGCCCGCAAAAAGTATTGGCGTTAAGCTTTGTGTTCCCGTCAATACAGCAGCGACCTTAACCTTGCCAGTTATGGTTTCTCCAAGCGTACTTGGTTGCCACTCTTGAATGCTTAGCACTTTTTCTTTATTGCCAGTAGGGTACGTGAGTTCAAAGGTAACTTGAGTATCTGCACTTGGGCGCTGGACTACAGCTAAAAGCATTAAATCCGTTACTTGTTCAACCTCTACCTCGCCGAGTTCAATCCGTCTACTTTGCTCTGTGAATTTGGCGGCCTTTAACCTAAATGTCAGATCTTTATCCTGATGTGGCGTCCAGGTGCTAGCGTTGCTTGATGATAACAACACTCCTACTTGATACGGCTGAGAGGTAACCCAGTTGTGCGCCTGATCAAGCTTACCGAGCTCTGCAATAGCAACACTGTGCTCGGCCCCATCAGTTAACACAACCAACGCATATTCCTGATCGGCATTTAAAAAGGTTGGAGTAAAGGTAAACAGTGTCGGTTGATCATTTAGCTTTATCTCATCACTGCTTATTTTGCTACTTGCCAGCACAGTTTGCGTAGGAATACCTTGAACTACTTCACGAATTTGTACTTCAACCGTTTCCTGTCCTTTGGCGGTAAACCATAATTCAACACCGGCAATAAATCGCGATTGCTCCAAAATAAAGGTTTGTGCGAGTGGGTCAAAACGCTGAGTAATAATGCTATTTACACGCCTCAATGTTTCCACTTCAATCACGCCACTACCTGTATAACTAGCGCTTCCTGCCGAACCTTGCTTACCAATAAATCGCACCAATTTAGTTCCGGCGGGAACATTATTTGGCACTTTAAATCGACCTGCTAATTCACCGCGTGTATTTGCTTGGATCATGCTTGCACCTCTGAAATAATTTCAATGCCATCGAATAACAGTGAGTCCAGTTGCTCACCTGAATCAAACCCAGAAATAGCAAAGTTGACCCAACGAGTGCGCAAGAACTCGGCTTGCTGACGGCGCACACCAACTCGCTCAGTACTCGTTTGAGTAATAACGCGACGAACACGCCCTCCACCGCTAGTTAACCTGCGAGTAATAGGGCTTGTCCACTGAGTCTGGGTTTGTGTCCAATGATCAACACTTGGGGTTAACGTGACATCCGCAGGCAGTGGTTCAAATGCCATATAAGGATTAATTTTCATCTCACCGGTACGGCTCTCTTGTACTAAGACGTCCTCGAGTTCGTACGGTAATGTTTGGACTTGTGGTTGTGACAATTGAGTTATTTCTGCGGCCATTGGCAGCATAAGTTCGCCATCCACAATAGCAGCGCTTTGTTCAAGTCCAATATCACGCATATCGTCATCTAAAAACGGGTCAACAAACACGCCATATTTGCTAGCAGGTGACTGGGCATTGGTATCGTTACGTAGGCGCTCAATAGCCAACAATTGGTATAAATCTGAGATCTGCTGTTGCATCAACGCAAGATCTGTCATTTGTACCGCTTCAATCGCAATATTTTGGATATGCGGCGGCGCACTCCCCCAGTGTTGCTGCACTTGGGCTAGCCCCAGGTGTTGATGCGGCACCAAAGGTGCTTGCGGATTGATTCTGTCGGGTGCACCTTTGATCCGCTCAACGTGACCATTGGGGGTAAGCACGAGCAGGTCGATACGTGGCATAAACCAGTGATAATCGACGACCACAAGGCCATTTTCGAGCATTTCTTCAGCCTCGCTTAACTGTTGCTCGAGCCAAAATCCGGTTTCGTCGGCATCAACTTCAATAAGTCGGCGATAAGTATAAACCACGTCATACGACGTGCCTGACGCCGGCTTATTGCCACCATCACGCCAACTAATATGATTGCGGGTAAAAATAAAGTCGATACCTTGCTGATATTCAATGCCACCTTGCGAGATCTGCAAAATTTCAATCACAGAGTCATCATCAAAGGGATCGGTGTTTTGGCCGGTATGCGCGTGGCCTCTAGTCAGAGAGGTACGCTTTTTCACCTCTGCGGTCACCTGATCAATGCGCTGCACCGGTGCAAAGTCTAAATCAATTCGCATAGCGCCTTGGGCACTGGCACTAAATCGGCTCGGCTCATTGATCACCTCACGCACATCGGGGTCGTTCGGCAGCGTAACAGGCAATGCGGTGTTAAACGCTATTTCATAGCCATTGATATGCGCTTTTCCCTCTTGCACATTAAAGTGCTGGTGGCTTGCCGTGCTCTCTCGATAGCTAACATTGAGCCCGCTCACCACATAACTCCCGCCGTTTGACTCGCGGTCGTAACGCGCAAGTGCGCTGGTAATTGAGTCTAGTTGTGGCGGCGGCTGTTTAACGATAAGCGCGCCATGATCGATTTGGTAAACGGGAAAAAAGTCGCTATGGGGATAGTCAAGGCTATCGCTCAGTCCCCAACGGCCCGAGATTCTCAGTCGCGCGGCACCCGCTTCGTCAAAATTGTGTGCACCAATAGCTGGATCTCTGAGTGTTGAGTCTTCAAGCTCTGTCACCACTTCCTTTGCTAACCACACTCCGACAATTTCGAGTTTATTTAGCGCAATGGCTAACTGTTTAGTATCGACATCATGTACCGCACCTTGCAGATATACTGAGGATGCGCCAATGGTTGCAACGGCATGAGCTTGGTCAATAACCACCTCGCCCCCCTTAACCACATCCCCATCTTTCATCAATACATCAGCGATGCCTTTTACATGGTGCTGAGACTGCAGTTGCAGGTCGTTAAGTTCACGACTTTGCAACCCTTTACTCGCTCGAAACAATAGCTGACTGTATTGCTTTGCAGGATCAAACTGCTGGTAATAATCTTTTATCATTGCTTTCTTCTTAAAAACTGATCACAAACTCAAACGTTTCGCGTACCCCTTGGTCACGAAATAGCGCCGTGCGATGCTCAAGCAAAATAAGCTCACCAGCCTCTGCAACCTCGTCTGGTAGGAGGTAATATTTTCCAGCTGGAATGCCCGTTTTTGGTGTCGTACCAAGCATTAAGCCCAGCTCGCGAATATGCTCACCCAAGCCATCTTCGAAGTCGTAGGTGAATTGGCAATATAGATGTTGGCTGGCGGTATCGCTTAAGCGGAACTTTCCGGTTGGTACCTGAATTTCGCCTTGTTCATCCGGCTCACAAAAGCGAATTTGCTTTGCCTTGCGATAACCAATGAGATTGGTGAGTTGTGTGGTATTGGTAGGGGTCGGCGGTAAAGTATTATCCCAACTTGATTCACCGTTTCCCCATGCCAAATAAATAGCCTGCTGCTGCATTAGCCGTGCAAGCGCCTTTCGGCCTTGAAGTGTTAAAGTGGCCAAGGACTGCTCCTTAAAGAAATGAAACCGAGCTAAAAATTAAGCTCGGTGAGATAGTAGAGGTTTAGTAAGATTCAATCCAAAGGTCGGATTGTTGCTCTGCGGCAAGTAAGCAAGCTTGGGTAAGTTGTGCTTTGGTCACATTGGCCACAGCGTTATTGGCAAGTACCCAACGCTGCGTGTCACTGTCTGTCATCAGCAGTATGGCTCGAACCATACGTTGCTGACTTTGTTCATCACCATCAAACACCAGACCGTCCACTTCAACGGCGATTGACGCTACATTCGCTGCACGCTGACTTTTAAAGCGTTCACGTTTGGTGTCTGCAATTTGTTGTTCAGTATGTGAAATGGTCGCAGGATGGTGATAAGCAACACGCGCTTCGTCGTCGTACTCTATGCGCGAGTCAACAGTTTCTGTAGTTAACGCTAAATCCACCTCCACTTGCTCAACACGATAGCACGCTCTCCTCGCTTGCAAGTCCAGCATAGGCTCCGCTGGTAGCGGCGGCACAGGCATTAGTTCATCTGGATTAGCGGCATTATGCGCTTGCGCCTCTGCTATCTGCTCTTGCACTTCTGTCGTTTCAGTCTGCCACGCGGCATGCGCCTCGCGATATGCCGCTTCTTCTTGCTCAATGGCAAGTTGTAGTACCTCGTCAATCTGCTCTTGAGGGTGACGCAGCATTATTTTTGTTTGCACGTCCGTATAGCTCAGCGTTAAGGCCTCTACTGCATCAGCTGTGAGGTTCTCAGCCTCAGTATTCATCGCACTCTCCTTATCCATTATGTGCAACCCCTATTGGGAATAGGGTGTGGTGGCAGAACACTTTGACGGTATTGCCATTGAGATCGGTTTTGGTGTTTTCGCCATCGATAATTGGGATCGTTTGATCGTCGCCCCAGTCAGTGCCATTATGCTTTAACTCTACACCATGAAATTGAAGATAAAGCAGGCCATTTTTGCTTGTGATACTTGGCATAACTTTAAATGCTGCCGAGTTATTTCTGGGGCTGCCAATGCTAAGGTTTTTGTGGGTTGGCGAATATCCATTTGATATCAATAACTCATCATTATTAATAGCCAAGCTCTCGTTCGCCACGTATCCATAGCGCTTTGAGTTTTGATCTGACTTCCCAGCTTTATCTATGAGCGAACCCATTAACCGATTACCCCGTGAAAGAGCATAATCAGCTGAAAAGTATGATTTATCTAGTAAACCTAATATGTGGGAATTTTGTACTTGCTCAGTGAATTTTGAGGATGATTCGTAGTACATTAACTGAACGCGATTGGCTTCACAATCGTTTGTAAAGTCGTTACTTACACTATTAAATGTAGAAATCGTAGTTCTCCACGATGCACCATTATCTAAGGTAAATATGCCATATTGACCGCCAGTTGCTTTTCGATTCGCTGCAAATCGCTCTATTACCCCCGTTGGTAATTTTGGCATCCATTGACCAACCACACCATCAGGAAATGTCGCGGCGATGTTTTCAGGGCTTCCTATGATATCTACCCACGGGAGCGAATCAAACTCTGGAGATAATGTATTAACTTCAGCAAAGTAACAAATATCCGCTCTATTTAGACCTAACACATCAGGGTCAATATGCCTCCCTTTACCTAAATTGCTAGGGTGATTTGTCAGCATGATATGTGAGTTTGATGTTGAAATTCGACCATACAAAGTTGTACTGGTTGAGGGTTGCCATACCATTACTGGTGTATACATAGGAAAGTCATTATCATAAAAGTTCAAAGATACGCCATTGCTTGCAGCATCTTTAAAAATAGCATTATGTATGTTAGAACCCCCAAAGTAGCCTTTATGAAGCGCTTTGAACCTTGTAAATAGTAACTTTCCCTTACCTCTAAATGTTCCCGCTACCGCTTGTCGCATAACATTCTCACGAAGCAGGTTTACATCAACCTTGTTTGCATTCAAACGCAAATCTTTCACTTGGCCTGCGTAGATGGCATCATGATATTTGTATTGGTCAGGGCGACCTGTATCGCCACCAGAAATTCGACCAAACGTTGGATGAGTACCTATTGAAGTTGTCGTCGCAGGTGTAAAACAAGCTAAAGCATTTACTGCAAAACTCTGCGGTAACGAGTACCAATAGTAGTTTCTAACGTTTATCTGCGTAAACATATTGCATCCAAACGGGTTATAAACTGGATGATAGGCACCTTGGTTGAGACGCTGTACCAAAGCAATTGGTAAAGCATAACATTTGCTGTTTGACGATATGCCAGACACTGGTGAACCATCGTACTGACAAGCCACGAACGCGCCTAGACCTGCTTCAGAATTCGATAGTACTGTAAATGGTGTTTTATACATCCCCCTATTACCTGCAGGGTGAGCACCTAAATCAAGTAATTCAGTACTTGCTCCTTGAGGCTTAACCACACTTGTTTGGTTGCCAGAACTGTAGCCTAAAAATTGATTGATGACTGTAACGCCGTCGGCTTGAACTCGATACCAATTATCCCCAACACCCTCAACAACCCTCACACGATATCTAACCTGAATATACGCTTTGGCCTTTGGGTCGTAGTAAATATTGTGTTCAGGCTCTCCAAGGAAAGTAGCCTTTTGCGGCTCCGTTAGCGATGACCATTTAACGCCATGCCCTTTTGTATCAGCGTCCCACTCTCCAAACGCTGAATACCCCTGAGCAACTAGATTATTACGAAGGGTAATGCCCTTATAGCTATTTGCACCGTATTGCACATTACCGAGCGGATACACGACGTCTTTTTCAGCAATTTTCTCGTGCCAAGACTCCAAAAATACTAAGTCTTTACGAGAGGTGATCACCTTATTGCTATCGGTCTCTGCTGCAAATGCGGCTTCCGCATCGTTGTGTTGGGTGACGGTGCCTGAAGCTGAGTCATAGGTTTTGGTGCCATCTGGCGCAGGAGGAAATCTGATGTTGTTGAATCCGAAATCAGTATTTGTTACCTGAGACAATATATGTTCAACCCCATCAACACTGAGCTTTGGACTTAAGCTATTGGAACTTCCTGTTTCTAAATAACCAGCCCCCATTCGTAATGTATTTACTTCAAATGCTCGCTCCCACATTCCTTCGTTAATAGCATAAGACGTTTTTAGATGCTTACCCCACTCCACAAACCCACTTCCCGCATATTGCTGTTTACGCATTTCACGCAGTGCATCAAACTGAGCTTTGGTCATTACATGGGGGTGTGGATTCACGCTTTGTGCATCTGCAATCAGTGATTTAAGTGTTGGCAGTGTATGGCTATTGCCGTTTAAATCTTTGAGGTTGACGCTGCCAGACTGAGTTTGCCAATCATTCAGCGCTTGGTTGTTCTGATTAACCGTTTGATAGGTTTGGGCAATATCTTGCTTAACCTGATCAATTTCTTGTAAGCCTTCGGTGATATTGTTGGCAAGTTGAACACTTGCTTCGGTTTGCTCAGTTGCGGCCTGTTGCAACTGGGCAAGTTGTGATTCTATGGTCATGTATTATCCTATGTTTGCTTTGCGCAGGCGCATCGCCAGTTGCATGGTTTGGTTGGCTTGCTGAATTAGACTTTTACCTTGTCTAAGATGTGCATAAACAGATGTAGCCAGCTCTTTTGCTATAAAAATATTGGTGTTAAGCACGCCTGTTTCAAAACTGACTTGCTGTGAAGGCAGCGCTGCGAGGTTAAGCGAAATGACCTCTAACCAGGCTACGTCTTTGCTTTTATGATTCAGCACTTCGCCCCCTGCGCTATATACCGCAACTAAGGTGCTGCCAGACCAAATTCCTAATTCTTTAACTGGGTAATCGGCTTCCCCCTCAAACACGGCGCTAAAACGCACTTGTGTTGCAGTGAGTTGCTCCGCCTGTAATATCGGGACCTTTTGGCGCTCTTGTCGTAACTGCGTTTGCAAGTGAGACGCGATATAACCTGCGCTTCCTGCGGACAAATGCGTCAACGTAAAAGCTTGTCCTTGCTCTAGCGCCTGCGTCAATTTGGCGAGCCCCGGTGTCGTCCATACAACAGAGGCAAATTGTGATGATTGCATTGAGAGTTCCATTTATTTGGGGAGTATTATTCAGGGAGTACCACTTGGAAACGACTGCAATGAACATTAAACCGTCCAGTGGTGGCGAGTGCAGTTGAGAGCGGCATCATTTGACGGTGTTGCCAATGTGCAGTCGTTGCATGAAGCGGATCACCGACAAACGCGTCGGCTTTAGTCCAGCTTTGTTGCCACTCACCCTGCCACGAGCGTGTTGACCACACGCGATGCTGCGAAAGCAGCCTAATTCGGGCTGAACTCACAGGCAGTTGTGAAGGCTCTTTGTCGCTGAGCTTGTATTCACTCAAGCGTTTTGTGGTGAGGTAATGACTGCGCTGACTATGTGTTCTACTGAGGTGTACAGAGGCATTCGTCATGTTATGACTCACACCTTGCTGGTGGCTGCGACCAAAGCTGACTTTGCATAGCGTGTTATCGCCATCATGAAATGGCATGCCAGAAACATCAGATAGAAGCGCCCCAAAACCACTTTGAGACAACTTCAGTTCACGCACATCATAACCATGATAAATACGTGAGAGTTTGGCTCTTACTGGGGCAGATAGTCCAAGCAGCTGATAGATATCTTTAAGCGCCTTGTTCCCTGGAATTTTGCCAGATGCCAATTGATAGCGGTAAAAGTGACGCCCGGGTTTATCAACCTCAAGCTCAGCCTCGTCAAAGTTGAGCCAATTGAGCGCGATGTCTACACTTTTTGGTGTACCGCGAAGTCGCTGCCAAACCAGACCTTCCTTGATGGTTTCGCGAAGATCTTGGCTGTAGGGCAAAATAGCTTCTAAGCCATACTCCCAAACGAGCCACATCAACAATTTGTCGTGCGGTTCGGCCTTAAACCCAGATAACCTTGAGATACCCGAATGAATATCGTCACTCACGGCAACACTTTGCTGCAATCGCCGTTGCAGCAAAGTGTGATTAGGAGGTAATAACGTCATCTTAGCCTCGCTTTAATGTTAGCGAGATTGACTTGGGCATAACGTACTGATGGGCTGCCACATCAATTAACTGTGTTGGAGCGAGCAGTTCGATATGCCTAATTCCCGTACTATGTAATTGTGCATGCAGCCAGCTTGGCGTTAAATCCCAGCCAAGTGTCGTGATGTTGAGCCAGTTGTCTTGCAACGTATGCTCCAGCTTATTGATAATAAGTTCAGAAGCATGAGTATTGAGATAAAGCTCAGCTTCAACATCTACCCAAACGGGCTGTGCAAGTTTGACCTCTAACGTGTCTGTTAGCATTTTCACCGAGTCGTCAAATAGCCTCTCTTTCACTTGTGCTAAAACCTGTTCTGCATCAGCGTCAAACTTTGCGAGTACCGTTACCACCACCAGCCCGTCCCCTGGGCTTTGCACCGACACATCCTTGATAAATCCCGGTGCAGCTTCAATGGCTTGATGACGATAATGCGCCGCACTACCTGCCGTACTGGACGCGATGGTGCTGTTGCGAATACGCATTCGTAAGGTTTCGTCATGTTCATCGGGCAACCGAGCCACCCCATAAAACGCGCCAAGATGCTCAAGATCGGCCCCTTGGCTGGTGGCTAACAAATTCGCCGCCGCGGCTTCATTGACGCGCTGTCGTAATAACAGCTCGCGATAGCTTTCAACTTGCAAACAAATCGCAAGCGGCGAGCTTTCAAGCGCTAACGCTTCGGCATATTCAGGTGCAAGTTCGATAAAACGTTGTTTACGTGCTTGGAACAGGCTTTCGAAATCAAGTGGTTCAAGGATATTTGGCGCTGGCAAAGTGGAAAGATCGATTGATTGATTTGCCATAGAGCGCCTTATTCTGGAGACGTTAAAATGCTTGCAACACCAGTAGCGCGAGATTCAATTTCTTGGTAAACATTTTCAGCGCCTTTACCTTGATAGGGAAACTGAATCTCATTATTCAGCACTTTTGAGGTTAATGTACCTAGGCTGTCACGCCCCTGTGATGCCGCTGCACGCATCTCGGCAAGTGTTGTAGCCTTGCTTAAACCATCAAGCAGCTTAATAAACTCAACTAATACTAGGTGGCCTGTATCTGCAGTAGTCCCAATAATAGATTCTACATCCGCCACTGCTCGGTTTATTTGCCCGCGCTTTACTTGCTTGTCTAGGTACGCGAGTGTCGCTAAATGGTCTTGTTGTGAAGGAATTTGTTCTTGCATAATTACACCTCGATTCTTGGATAGTTAATAACACGGTCAACAGCAAAAGTGGCATTACCACCAAATTCAACGATGTTTTGTGGTGGCTCTGAAGTTGCAGCAGGGACAAAAGTACGGTTAATAAATCGCACAAATAACCTCGAGTATGGATGATGTTGAGAAAACTTTAATACAGGAATTGAGCCTGTCGATGCACCATTCCACCAGCCTCCAAAATTTCTAACGCTCACGCTATTTGCATTCAGTTGCTCATTGATCTCTGCACTCGTCGCCGCATAGTTCGCAAAAACAAATTGCATATAGGTTACACTCCAGTCTCGCTCATATTGTGGCGCTTCACTATACCCGGGCGAATATGAGTACCCATGAACTAAATGAATTTTAGTAAGTGCACCAACAGTTGGATAAATATGGTAACCAATGCTCGTCGTTGGCACTAATACCCACTCAGAGCGCGATTCATCTTCTGGATCAGCAACTACCCCAAGTGAAGCCTTTGAATGCGCAACTTGATCATAATAACTCACTTTGAGATCAGAGTGACTATCTGCAAAATTAAGGATCGCTTGATCTGTTTTTGACCCCGCCAAAGTAATCGCTTCGCTAATATCTTGCTGCGCGTCACTCAGCGCATGATTAATTTCTCCCATTTTGCCGATCACGGTTTGGGTTAGGGCATTATTTGAGTCGATTAATTTGCCGTTCTCGGCTTGCAGTGCGGCGATGCGCTGCTCTAATGTCATTGGCTGATAATCCGCCATATTACACTCCTAGCTGTAGTAGTCTGTCGTTGAATTGAATTTGTCGGTGATTCGCTTGAATTTGTGCACTCAGTTGTTGGGTTTGTGCCACCAGCATGTCGAGAAATTCACCGGCATAAAAAAGCGTTAAATCACCTGTAGTATTAATCGTGATAGCGTCTACGGGGGCAGCACTTAACAGCAGATCAAACCCTTGTACAATTTGTGCGATGGGTGTTTGATAAAAAAGTACATTTTGCGGGTGAGACCAAACGGCAAACAAAGTGCCATCGGCAAGATAAAAACCCACTTCGCGCACCGCGTACTCAGCATCGTCAATAAAATGTCCGGTAATATGAAATTGCCCGTCACCAACAACTTGCCCGCCGGCAATCGCCACTCGATTTTTTTCACCTCGCAGCCTAGTTTGGCTACGAGACGGCGTATAGCCAGAAGTGCCTACCGCAATCGCGCTAATATCAATGGTAAAACCATTGGCTTTGGCATTAACGGCCGCGTTTAATCCCGCCTGCGTAATAAGCGGCGTAAATTGTTCCAT